CCCCCGGTTACTCAGGATTCTCTGGTATATCCGGTTATTCTGGTTACTCTGGTATCTCTGGTTATTCCGGCATATCTGGTTACTCTGGTATCTCTGGTTATTCCGGCATATCTGGTTACTCTGGTGATTCTGGATATTCAGGTATATCTGGTTTCTCTGGCATATCTGGTTATTCTGGATATTCTGGTGATTCTGGATATTCTGGTTATTCTGGTATATCCGGTTATTCTGGATATTCTGGTATATCCGGTTACTCAGGTATCTCAGGCACTTCAGGTTATTCTGGTGATAATCCAGGTTCTAGTGGTTATTCTGGTTTCTCTGGCTTTGGTTTATCTGGTTATTCTGGTATATCTGGTTATTCTGGTGCTTCTGGCCCATCAACTATAATTAATGCTACAAATGATACATCTACAGCTTCAGATTTTTATCCAGTATTTGTTGCAGCCACCGGCTCAAATCAAACTGCAACTGCATCATCATCTAAACTTTATTTTAGACCATCAACTGGCGAATTAAGCGCTACTGATTTTAATACTTTATCGGATTTATTATATAAAGAAGATATTCAACCAATTTATAACGCATTAAACAAAATACTTGACATTCGTGGTGTTTCATATATAATGAAAGACTCTAAGAAAAAACATCTTGGTGTTATCGCTCAAGAAGTTGAATCAATTATACCTGAAGTTGTATCTGAAAATTCTAATGGAGCTAAATCAGTTTCTTATAACAATATTATAGCTGTTTTAATCGAGGCTGTTAAAGAACTAAAAGAGGAAATTGATAAATTAAAGAAATAAAATTTTGGAATTATTATGAAATACAGTGTGGTGATACCGACATATAATCATTGTGATGATTTTCTTAAACCATGTATTGAATCTATCGTTCAGTATACCGATTTAGAAGATGTAGAAATAATTATATCTGCTAATGGGTGTACTGATAATACAAAAGATTACCTAAACGATCTTAAATCTTTCATACCAAATCTAAAAGTGATTTGGTCTGATGAACCACTTGGTTATCCAAAAGCTACAAATCTTGGTATTTTAGCTTCTTCTGGTGAAAAAATAATTCTTCTCAATAACGATACTAAATTTTTAAATCAAGAAAAAAATACTTGGTTAAATTTATTAGCATCTGGCTTTGATAATTCAAAATGTGGTATAACTTGTGTGGTAAAAGAATACTCACGAGTAATGCAAAAAGATTTTGCGGTATTTTTTTGTGTAATGATTGATCGTAAAGTTTTTGACACAATTGGTTTACTTAATGAAGAATATGGCACAGGCTCTGGTGAAGATATGGAGTTTTGTATTTTAACTGAGGCTGCGGGTTTTGAAGTTGTCGAAGTTTCAAGTAAAATAAAACTTAATAAAAAATACTTTACTGGTTCATTTCCAATCTATCATCTTGGCGAAGGCACAGTTCACGATAATAAATTAGTGCCTAATTGGAAAGAAATATTTTTAAAGAATGCAATTAGAGTTGCAACTAAGTATAATCAAGATTGGAAAAAAGAAAAAAATATGAATCACCTTAAAATAGGCATTATAACACCATTATACAATGATATTGAACATATTTTTCATGCCATTAATTCTGTTAAAACACAAAATATGGGAAATGTTGTTCATTATATATACGATGATTGTTCAACTGATGGTGTAGAAAAAGGATTACAAGAACTTTTATTTGCAAACACATCTTTAGTTTACATTAAAGGCGAACAAAATAAAGGACAAGCTTACGCAAGAAATCGAGCAATTGAATCTGCGCTTGCTGTTGGTTGCGATTACATTGCATTTTTAGATTCAGATGATGTTTGGTTTCCAAATCATTTACAAAGAGCCTTAGAAACTTTACAAACACAAAACTGTAATGTTGTTTATTCAACACCGCAATTTTGTGATGAAAACGGCAATGTTCTTTTTCCTTATAATATTGTTGTGCCACATACATTTATTGGTAAACAATTAAGACACAACAATTTTATTTGGATATCAAGTGTAGTTGCTAATGCACGGTGTTTTTTAGATACAAAATTTGATGATACAATAAACAGTGTTGAAGATTGGGATATGTGGTTAAGATTATATGAAAAAGGCCATGTGTTCTTTAAGGATTCAGAAATTACTATTCGTTATTTGGTTAGAAACAATACTGAAGCATCTAAAGGTGCCTCAAAAATGAATTTATTTTGGCAAAAACATCAACAATTACCATCTTTAAAATTACATTTGGCCTGCGGCCATGATTATGATGAAAATTATATTAACATTGATTTATATGCACCTGAAGATGCTAAATGCGATGTTCGTCTTGATGTACAAAAACTACCATATGATGACAATACTGTTGATGAAATTAAAGCGTTTCATATCATTGAACATTTTCATTTTTTTGAAATACAAGAGGTTCTCAAAGAGTGGTATCGTGTGTTAAAACCTGGCGGCAAATTATATCTTGAAACGCCAGACTTTTTAGAAACTTGCCGATCATTTGTTGAAGGTAATCCAGCAACCGGCATGGATATTGAACAGTGGCGTATTCTTTTATACGGACATTTTTTTGCTCATGCGTGGATACCAGGCCAAACACATAAATTTTTATTTACTGAAACACAATTAAGAGCAAATCTTGGTTGGGCTGGTTTTCAAACAGTTAACCGTGTTCGACCTGCATCTAAATATGTTATGAATGAAACACATCATTTGTTTTTGACAGTGGAAGCTTTTAAATGACCAACATATTATGTTCTATTTCGACCAGAGGCCGATATGACACAACTTTGCCAATGGCAATTCAATCAGTTATAACACAAACTTTAAAACCAAATAAGTTGGTTATTTTTGATGATAATGAACAACCAAAAGATATAAGAGAAATACAACACTATGAATATCTTTTTCGTATGTTGGATGAAAAAAATATCGAATGGCAAGTTATTTTTGGTCAGAAAAAAGGCCAACATTTTAATCATCAAATGGCCAATACCATGGATTATGAATGGGTTTGGCGTTTAGATGATGATACTATAGCTGATTCAAATGTTTTAGAAAATTTATATAAACATACCGCATCAGATGTTGGTGCTGTTGGTGGTTCTGTACTAACACCGCCATTTATTAAAGGATTAAATTCAACTGGTAAGATTGACGATATTGATGAACAAAATATTCAATGGGATTATATTAAAGATATAAAAGAAGTAGATCATTTACATTGTTCATTTTTATATCGTGCTGGAATACATGACTACAATTTAGGTTTATCTCAGGTTGCTCACCGAGAAGAAACACTTTTTACTTTTGGTTTAAAACAAAAAGGATATAAACTTCTTGTTATACCAAATACAGTAACTTGGCATTTAAGAAATCGAAATGGTGGCATTAGAACATTTCAAAAGGATATGTTTGACCATGATGAATATATTTTTAGAAATCATTTAGAGTATAAAGATAAAACAATCGTTGTTTTAAACTCTGGCATGGGCGATCATTTGGTGTTTACTAGTGTTTTACCATTAATAAAAAATGCTGCAGTATTTTCGTGTTATCCTGAAATAGTTCCAGGCAGAAGCATCGATGATGCTATGAGACTTTTTGGTGATTTAGATTGTTACAGTATTTACAAAAAAATGGATCAATGGAATTGGAAAAATTCTTTAGAGAAAGCTTTCAGAAAGATGTATGGTGTAAAATGATTATTATTTCTCCATACTCAAAAGAACTTAGAGATGGTAAAAAAAATCCAAAAAATTATCCATATTGGAAAGAATTAATATCTCTTATTCAAGAACCAATCATACAAGTTGGCATCGATGGTGAAGAGCAATTAGTTGAAAATTTTCGTAAAAATTTATCAATTACTGAGTTGCGAAACCTCATAAACGAATGTCGAATATGGATTTCAGTTGATAGTTTTTTTCAACATTTAGCTTGGAATTCTAACAAACCAGGTATTGTGCTTTTTGGACAGTCTGATCCTTTAATATTTGGTCATTCGGAAAATATTAATTTATTAAAAGATCGTTCGTATTTGCGTGAAAAACAATTTTGGTTATGGGAACAATGTGATTATAGAGAGGAGGCTTTTGTAAAACCGGCAGAAGTTCTAAAGTATTTGTGAGATAAATACACGATAAACGAAGGATTTTTATGGCTGCTCCAACAACAAGATTACAGTTTAAAGATTATTGTCTTAGAAGATTAGGTTGGCCAGTTATTGATATTAATGTAGATGACGATCAAGTTGATGATCGTATTGATGATGCCTTGAGTTTTTTCTATGATTACCACTATGATGGTACAGAAAAACTCTTTATGAAGCATAAAATTACTCAAACTGACATTGACCGCCGTTGGATTTATGCTCCCGATGCGGTTCTTTTTGTTATTGGTGTTTTACCGTTTGACGATTCAAATTCATCAGTTAACATGTTTGATCTTAGATATCAACTAAGACTGCATGATTTATATGACTTTACTTCAGTTTCTTATGTGTCTTATGAAATTACAATGCAACACATACAAACTTTAAATCTTCTTTTTTCTGGAAAACCACAATTTCGTTTTAATCGAGTGCAAAACAAAGTGTTTTTAGATTTTGATTGGGAAAGAGATGTAGAAGTTGGTGACTATGTAATTATTGAGTGTTATCGTAAAATGAATCCAGAACTTGTTAATTTAACTGGCACAGTAAACCTTGTTTCTGGTAATACAACAGTCATAGGCACAGGAACAAAATTTGACCAAGAAATTGTTGAAAATGATTTTGTAAATTTTGGTGATGAATCACTTCAAGTTAGAACAATTAATTCACCAACAAATATTACACTTACGACAGCGCCAGCGGCATCAAATGCAACAGCAACAATGACAGTAACTGGTTTAACTGATGTTTTTGATAATCGTTTTTTAAAAGCATATGCCACTGCAAAAATTAAAATGCAATGGGGCTCCAATCTTAAAAAGTTTGCTGGTATTCAAATGCCAGGTGGTGTAACTCTTAATGGTCAACAAATTTATGATGAGGCTATAGAAGAAATTAAAAACTTAGAAGAACAAATGTATAATTCAACTAGTATGCCTAGTGAAATCTTGTCGGGATAATTTGTGGCCACTAATCTTTATTTCAATAATTTTCCTCAAAATCAAATAACACAAGAACAACTTCTTGTTGAAGATTTGGTTATTGAAGCTTTACAAATTTATGGCATGGATGTTTATTATTTGCCAAGAACTGTTCGAGCAAATAATGAAATTGATTATATTTATGGAGAAGATACTCTTAAAGAATATGTAACTGCACATCCAATCGAAATGTATCTTGAAAATGTGACAGGTATGGATGGTGAGGGTGATTTTATTTCTAAATTTGGTTTAGAAATTCGTGATGAAATATCGGTGTTGGTTTCTCGCAGAAGATTTCAATATGCAACTTCTCCGTCAGATTTAGAAAGACCAAGAGAAGGTGATTTAATTTATATTCCTCTTTTAAAGAATTTTTTTGAAATTATCTTTGTAGAACATGAAAATGATCAAGCAATGTTTTATACACTTGGTCGCGGCCGAGGTGGAAATGTTTATGTTTATGCTCTTAAACTAAAACAATTTGTATTTTCAAATGAAATTGTTGAAACTGGTGTTTTTGAAATTGATGAGCAAATTCGTGACAATTACAGTCGTACAAAAATTACATTAACAACTGGCTCTGGTCATTATGCTAATGGTGAAATAGTTTATCAAGGTACAAGTCTTGCTGCGGCAAATGCACAAGCTATTGTGCAAAGCTCCGATGTTATTAGCGCAAGTAAATATGTTAACATTATTCATGTTCAAGGAACATTTACTTCAGCAAATGTAATTGGTGAAAGTTCTGGTGCTGTTTGGACAGCAAATGTTGTATCAGATACAGCGACAATGAATGATGCGTTTGAAGATATTGTAGACAATAACCGTATACAAACAGAAAGTGATAGCATTCTTGATTGGACAGAAACCAATCCATTTGGTGAAACATAATGTTAGGTAATGAGTTTTTTAGCCATCGTACAATACGAAAAGTTGTAGTAGCTTTTGGTACTTTATTTAATGATCTTGTTGTTACAAGAACAACTCAAAGTGGCGTAAAAAAAGAATATTTTAAAGTACCATTATCCTATGGTGCAAAAGAAAAATACATCACTCGTATTACTTCTGATCCATCTTTAACAAAATCAATCGCTACACTTGTACCAAGAATTTCATTTAATTTAGATGGTTTATCTTATGATCCGACTCGTAAACAAATAACAACCATACAAAATTTTTCGGCAAATACTTCAACTGGACTTAAAACTCAATACGCTCCAATTCCATATAACTATGAATTTTCTTTATCAATCTATGTAAGAAATACTGAAGATGGCACACAAATACTTGAACAAATATTACCATTTTTTACACCAGATTTTACTGTAACTGTTGATTTTATTT